TGCGAGAACTGGAATAAATCTATACCATATAACAATAGAGCAACAATTCAAGCAACATTTAGAGAGGTGTTTGAACCATGAGTGCTGCAACTGTTTGGAGTGCAAGTGCTAGTTTATCAGTAGGAGATATTATTGCACCAACTTCTGCAAATGCTGGATTATTTTTTAGAGTTACACAAGCGGGTACAACAGGAAGTAGTGAGCCTAATTGGGCTACTGTCATTGGTCAAACTGTTTATGATAATGATGTTCGATATGTCTCATTTAGTAGCGTTGCAAGTGATCTACAAGTTATAAATCCATCAGCAATAATTGAACTTTTTACCTTACAACTTGATAATAATTTGCATGGTGCTACTACTATTTATAGGTTTCATGCAGGTAGTAGTCTTAAAGATAATGGAGAGATAGTCTGGGCTGGTAATACTTATCAGAGATTTCCAATAAAAGCTGAAGGTTTTGCTTTTAGACAAGGACAGTTACCTAGACCTACATTAACTGTCAGTAATGCACTAGGAACTATCACAGCTATTTTGCTTAGTGTCAATACAACAACTGCTGGTAATGATCTTACAGGTGCAACTGTAACTAGAATTAGAACTCTCGCTAGATTTATTGATGCGGTTAATTTTCCTAGTAATGTAAATCCTTATGGAACTCCAGACCCTACAGCAGAGTTTCCACAGGAAATTTATAAAATAGATAGAAAATCAGCAGAAAATAGAGAGGTAGTTCAATTTGAATTAGCTTCTGTATTTGATCTCGCTGGTATTCGTGCTCCAAACAGACAATGTACTAGAGCCGAATTTCCTTCTATTGGTACGATTGCAACATGAATTGGAAAGACGCTGCACTTAATCATGCTGAAACAGAAGATCCAAAAGAATCTGTTGGTCTTTTATTAAATATTCGAGGTAAAGAAAGATATTATCCTTGTCGTAATCTTTCGATGACGGCACATCAATGTTTTATTCTTGATCCAGAAGATTATGTAAAGGCCACTAATGTAGGAGAAGTAACTGCTGTTGTTCATAGTCATCCGACAACTCCAGCTATAGCTAGTCAGGCAGATAAGGTTGCGTGTGAACAAAGTGGACTTCCATGGCATATTGTCAATCCTAAAACAAAGAAATGGGGATATTATGAACCGCAGGGATATGAAGCACCTTTACTCGGTAGGCAATGGGTATGGGGTATTACAGATTGTTGGAGTTTAGTAAGAGATTATTACAAACAAGAAAAAGGTATTGAGTTGAAAGATTATGAAAGACCTATTACTCCAGAAGAGTTTATGAAAGATCCTTTATTTGAAAATTATGCTTGGAGAACAGGATTTAGAGAACTTAGACCTAATGAAAAGTTACAAGCTGGAGATGTTTTGTTGATGAGTATTTTAGATTCAACTTTAAATCATGTAGCTATTTTTCTTGGAGATGAGGTACTTCATCATTTAACCGATAGACTATCTTGTAGAGAACCATATTCTCCGTGGTTATTAAAATGTACAGGAAAAAGGTATCGTTATGCTTCGTAAAATAAAATTATACGGAGAACTTGCAAAATTTGTAGGTCATAAAGAATTTGAAGTGAAGGCAGATACTTTGGCTCATGCTGTCAGTTTTTTAATAAATAATTTTGAAGGTGTAGAAAAATATATGAGTCCTAAACATTATCAGGTAAAAGTTGGTAATTATGCAGTAGATGAATCAGAGCTTTCTTATCCTATTGGTCAGGAAGATATACATTTTATTCCTGTTATTACTGGTGCTGGTAGGGGGTTTGGGAAGGTATTATTAGGTGCAGCATTGATTGGACTTGTTGCTTTTACAGGTGGTTTTAAAACTTTTAGTTTTGCAAAAGGTATTACATTTCAAAATAGTGTTTTAGGTAGTGCTTTTTTAAATAAATCATTAGCTTATGTTGGAGCATATTTAGTATTATCAGGTGTAAGTGAAATGCTTTTTCCTATACCTCAACTTCCTAAATTTGAATCAGAAGAAGATCCTAGATTATCATTTAGTTTTGGTGGAACGCAGCAGACAGGAAGAGCAGGAACTCCTGTTCCTTTAGTTTACGGAGAAATATTTACAGGATCAGTTG